CAAAGCGAACTATCTATTTACAATATGTACACTGATAAATCGTCTTTTAACGGGTCCCAGGCCAGCTGTTCATTGCTGTACAAAGGTGTTCGGAGAGAATCAACACCTTCAACCTGAGATATAAATAAGCAGCCCGGCTCATTGGCCTGCGGCATCGCACGTTCGGACACCCACGATTCCAGATCATCTATAAGAAAATCCAAAACCGATCTAGGTGGAGATTGAACGGATTCAAAGAAAGTCCCAGACTTGTTCTCTAACGGAGCCTTCGTCTGACTAGCATTAGCCAAAGCGAAAGTGTTATCATCCCATCCTCTAATCAGCTCTCTCGTGATCTTGCCCGTCCTTACAGGCTTATATCGTAAGGACTTATTTGCAAGACCCCAATCCCAATTCGTAGAGTCGTCGGACATTATGCCGAGACCGCCTAGAATTACAGGGTTATAAAGATTGAGTCGATAGGGTGTTAGGCCTTCATTGTGGAGGTACGTCAACACATCGTTGAGATTGCTCAACAGGATCTCGGCAGCTCGTCGCCCCAAGACACCCGGAAGAGCCTTGACCTCTTCGTATTGTTTAGACCATTTAAACGACATCGCCTCTAAGGGCGTTGAATCTATTTGAAATGTGGCCTTCTTCATTTGATTGAGAAAGCCGTCGTTTACAAATGGAATACGTCGAGAGAAGTAGTACATATCTTTTTGTCTGTACACTTTGCGCGTCTGAGAATTAATCTGTACATAATCACTAAGGAAGTATGACTTCCCCAATGATTGTTCCCAGCCTACTTCTGATATCAAGAAATCCCACCACTTATAAGTTTTATGATCCATCCGAGCCAAGAAATCGTCACCATTAACCAAAAAGGGAAGCTCTTTTAGCTTGAAGCTTCTCCCTGTACTACGCTCATATGCCATTCGTGCTATTGCTGCATTAATGACACAGAGTATAGGAAAGGATAAAGGTGATCCCATGAGCTGGCCGTATGTCTGCAATACTGGATTTTCATCCTTCTTGTCGGCATAAAGCCATTGTTCACCGAGAGCACTCATGACGAAGTTCTTCATTGCGATATCCCCCCCACACCATGCATCAACGGCCACCTCAGTACAATCGGCGTGAATATTGTTAGTACTGGCTTTAAAATCACCAGAGCAAAACATATCCCACCAACTGTATTCTGGACAGCGGTTTAAGACGGTTTCGAGAAGAGTCTCGGTCACCTCTGAACCTGTTAGTTCAAACGTGAGATGACGTTGAAGAGCTTGCCACATAGCCCTCTGTACTGGCTTACACGCCCCGTACAAGTCGGGCGTTCCAGCCGTGATCAATCTGACCTTTAGAGGCTCTCTAATCGCATAGATGACACATCGAGCCCTCTCGCCGTTACCATTTCGGAATGTCCAATCTCGCTTGGTATCTTCATAGAAGTCCCAAGTCGATAATGGAATCCCGTAATAGCTCCGTATTCTAGTAGGTTCAGCTCTACTTACAACCATCTTCAATAGTTGTATATCAAGCTTATCCCACTCAAATCGACGGACGAGATGACCCAATATGCCACCTTCTTTGATCGGAGCCTCCCAGCCAGCTCTATGGGAGATCTCAAAGTTCCCACCAACCTCTCTAGGCGCTTTTGCAAATACTTCAAGGGCTGTTCTATGGATTTCGTCCAAGATCAGCGGGTTGCTTTTTACAACTCTAGACAAGTCTCGTTTAAGGTTTTCTTTTTCCTTTTCGATATACTCATCTTCCATTGAAGGGAATCCTCTCTTGGTACCTAAGAGGAGCGTCTCACTCAGAATCTCTGCTTTTGTGAATTCTACTGTACACTTCTGGCGAGAACGCAATCGTTGGAGAAGGAACGTCCTGTATGGGACATCCATTAACATACCCGGGAGATCCACCAGACCTTCTGTCGGTGAATCGACCCTCCGTTGGCGACCAGAGAGCCATACCAGGTGTGTTTTCAAGTTTTTTATCGAAACTCCAACAACATCCAACAAGAACCATCGCAGGACCTGCTGCTCAAGGTCTATCGGCTTTTTGTAGCCAAAGACGTAAGCGTCCTGTACCAAACACTTAACGATGGTAAATGCCCTTTGCATATGCGTCTTCCTCCAAGACGCGAAATTTCCATTTATGTCCGGGAAAGATCCTTTGAACACAACTCCATTATAGAACTCGACGACTTTAAGTCTATCGGTTACGGAGAAAATGCTCTTAGCAATCTGACCCAGGGAACAACCAGGCTGGAATTCACCTGGTGCAAGTACCCTCGTTACCATGGGGGACACAGCGAACACAACATCATTCATTTCTAAATCGTTTATCTGATTCGGAAGTAAAGCACGAAGCTTTCTTCGGAATTCTTTTAATTCGGATTTTGACAGGGATGACATTGTAGTCTAATAGTTGTTTACTTGCA